CATTTCTGGGGAAACCTCTTTTAACTCGCGATGATACGTCAGCTTCTTAAGTGTTGTCGTGAAATACTTCTTAATGGTGTCCAGTAAACTTGGGTTCTCTAACAAGAAATCAATCTGCTCATTTGTCTCACCTCCCTTGAGAACTTTTTGAACATGGATACGTAGACCCTCTTCCACCAAAACAAACTTCTCGTCTCTAGCTGTATCAGGGTCTTCAAGTCGTGCGATGGCATCTGCTCTCTCCCCCTCTGGATAGTATTGCTCGATAATCCGCCTAGCATCTGTATCAGAAAGGGCATCTATGAGTGCGTCGATCTCGGCTTTGGATAACTGAGCGAAGGAAGCTACGTGTGCAACCTCCTCGTTAAGGATTAGTGCGAGGATATGTTCTCTCCTGATGGGCTTGCCACCAGCCGCTGCCACAATCTGGTTTATCTTTGCTGCCGCCCTTCGTCCGTTAAATATAATAGACTCTGTTTCTGCATCCCACTCCGCGATGACCTCTGTCGTGTCATCCCTAACGATGTTGATCTCTGCTGGGACATATTGAGCAGCCCATACAAAATATTCTTGGGCAGCCTCGTCGAGTTTCTCATTGGCATCAACTTCCTCACCCATGCCTATGCTTGTAGCCAAGCGGGAACGTCTTACTTGAGAACCATTAACACTAGATGCAACCTGATTCCTGAACCCTGATCCATTTTCTGGCTCCACTTTCTGAGTCAGGGCCAAGGAGTCCTGCATCGCCTCAAGGAAAGTTGGAGTTGTATCACCGAAGAGACTAGCAAGAGCCTCTACTATGCGTTGGATAAAGTGACGCTGGGGCCGACCACGGAAAGCCATTGGTGACATCCCCCGCACATAGGACTGGAACTCTGGTGAGGTTAGTAGAACGGCTATAAATTCTTCGACGTTACTTAACCCATCTCGGATTAATGGGGGTGCATTATCCCTGTTCGCATTCCTGCGGAGAATTTTCAACAGCGACTCTATTCTATTAATAGCTTTATTCTCAGCAGGAGTCCTAGCTTCAGCAGGGGTGTCCAAGATTCTGGACGCAAAGGCGTGGATGTATTCATGCAGGACAGTGTCCGCCACTCCCCTTGGCCCACTCCTTGCGGGGTTGATTACAACTGTGGGAGTCCCGTTCGCATCAATATAAAATCGCCCTGAATATTCTGCTGCCGTAGCATCGATGATAAAATTAATGGACTGCAAATAGTCTTTGTTGGATAGAAGAAGCGCGGCAATGGCTGCCTGTTTTTTGTCCTTGCCCTTAACTATTTTCTCAAGAGCTTCAATAACAGAGGCTGGGTCACCATTAACCAGACCAAGTTCCTCTATCTCCGCGTTGTTTGCGGCCTCATTAGCCCGCATGGATCGCCCATTAATGACCGCCCGTTGTTGGTGTCCACCCACTGCTTTCCTTATGTCCTTAAAGAAATCTTTAGCGTGGTTGGCTGTTACTTCGGAGTCCTCCCCGACCAGCCCCTGTAATTCTTCCTTAACAAGGTTGAGGTAGTCCGCGTCTGTAGAAGGACTTCCCTCTACTGAAGGTGAAGAAAGCGCAAGGAGCTTCAAAGATTTACGCACTTGTGCCGCGTTCGTGAATCGATTCGCCTTGAGCATGGCTTGGAAATCAACAGCTCTCTGATTGGCTACGTTGTTTCCTCTTGCCATGAAATGGATAAACTCATCGAACGCCTGTTCTGGGGTGTAGTTATTAGCAACATCCCCACCCCCGTGAACTTCGGAGTTCAGTATGCTCTTCACCTCCGCAAGCATGTCGGGATCACCCTCAAGAGCGGCAGCACCAACTTCGTTCAAAGCCCCTACGTATGCACCAACCTTACTCGCTGTCACCGGAGGTAAGGGGGAAAGAGAAGGGGGTGAATAAGTGTCAGCCGAATTAGCATCGGCATTAAAATTCTCAGTTTTGTGTATGTCTGTGTCAGGGGGGAGGACGCTAACAAGACTCCTTGTGGCTCTTTTCTTCCTCGCCACTTGTTGCCTAGCGAAGTAATTCCCTTGGGTTCTTCTGATCTGTTGAACCTTAAAGGGGGAGGATGCTACCTCTTGTCCAGTAGCTATACTGTCGGCATACTCGTAGATAGCCACCTGCATATCGAGGCTTGTGGCCACAGCCGTTGCCTCTACAAAATCTTTATTCAGATTGAGTGTTTCATCCCCCGCAATAATCTTGCGTAAGACCCCAAGATCTTTGACCCGCTTAAGCAAGGTGCTCAACTTGATCTTACTCTTAGTATTAAAGGGGTTACGAACTTTAGTGTCTTCGCTGATACCAACAGTTTCCTGAAGTGCGTTAAGCCTCTCAGCTAGTGCGGATATTTGTGAGTAGTCTTCTTCTAATACTCCCACCCTATTGAAAGCAGTTCTTGCTGAGACTAACCCACCAGACTCACGAACCATTATGTCCGAAACAAAATGCTGACCTCCCCTAATATCAAATCTGAAGGCGTTGTTGATTCCCCCAGCCTGTATCGTTTCCCGTGATACAGGGATCGGGATGTTACTCTCCAACAAGGTGAGCATTCCAACAGGGTCATTATCAAATACCCCATTGCCACTGGCATCCACATAAACACTACCTGTTGGCCCATAAATTTTAGGTATTGCAGCTCCACCTTCAGGTCTACTGGTGCTGGTGACTGGGAAAAGTTTTCTTATCCTCTTCGCTAGTTCACGGGTTAACGTCCGCAAGGAGGGCTTGTCAATGTTCTCGGTGTTGACTCCCAACTTTTCAAGTTGCTCCACAGTAAGTGTATGAGCAAAACCCCCGTTAGCTAAATCATCGAGAGCTTCTGAGTCTTCCTTGGTGGCACCTTTACTGTCAGCTTTTTTCTGTAGCTTAACATTCTCCTCAAATCTTTTAAGGGCTTCCTTTCTTAAGAAGGCAGCTTTCTCAGGGGAGAAGGCGCGTCCTTCCCTCGCTGCCATGTCTAGTTCCCTCTTCAGATTATTAAACCTACCATCTGGTGCAGACATGAGCTGCTTTTCCATGCTCTTATATAGAGCTTCTTTCCTATCTACTTCCTCCAGAAGCTGGGAATATTCTTCTTTTAATTCTAGGTTTATATTCTTCGCTGCATGGGCAGCAGTTACGTCTGTAAGTCCTGTTGTTGCGTCTCCTTCTTGGTCACCAATTAGTGTATTGGCTGCGTCACTCCCTGCTACAGCGGGGTCTACTAAATTCTCCTGAGCTTTCGAGGCTCCGGCTTTATTAATTTCTTCTCTGACCGCAGCGGGACTCAGGCTTTGAAGCTCCGCGTTAACTTCATCCAACTCTTTCTGCCGTTGTGCCCTAGTCTCCTCATCTAAAACTTCAGATGTTTCATCCAGAGCTTGTTCTTCCTCCCCAGTTTCACTGAGGGTAGCTTCTAAAATATCGGGACGTTCCGACCGCTTGTATTGTCTAACAACACGTTCAACTTCCGCAGCAGTGGTTGGAGAACCCGATGCCTTCAAAGAATCCGTTAACCCCTTGGCGGTTACATCTCGTTCATACTGTTTGAAAACCTCCTGCTCTACTCTCGCCGCAGCTCCCTTATCTAAAAATCTCTCTGGGGCAATATTCTTAGCTGCCTTACTAATAAGGGTTCCGCTCCCACCCAATGCCGCACCTAACACAAACCCATGCCAAACTTGAGTCATGCGCTCAAACATGTCTGTGTCTTGGTTGGTGTAAACATCCGTAACAAGACTATTAAAGAACTCATCTAAGCCCTCCTCGACTCCTTCGTGCAATGCGCTGGCAAGAAATCCTTTGGGGGCTTCAATAAGGGCATGTTTCTTAGTGACTTTCTTCAGTGTCTCTTTCATTAAGTCACGGAAGGTTTCACTACCTACATTCCTGCCAAGAACATTGGATGTTATCCGACGCATCTGGCGGAAACTCATGCCCTTTAAAAAGGCGTCTTCAAGACCCCCCTTACCCATGAAGGAAAACCCGCCTGTCAGTAAACCAGTTATGGTTCCTGCGGTAAGGGCACTACCTAGTGCAGCATCATGGGCTTCATCTTTAACTCTCTCCTCGCTCCACCCTTCGTCCCATGTGCCATCCTCTTTCTTGTGTCTGGCGGTGAGAGTTTCCCCAACAGTTCTGAATGTAACTCCGTATGTATTCGCCCCCGACCTAGTCGCGGCAGGAATAAACGCAGCGGAAGCTGTGCCAAACCTTTTAGCCAACTGACTATTGTATGCTGTGATGACATGCAGTGCGCGATCTTTAGATAATCCTTTGACCGTCCCCGCTTTGAATACTCTTTCCGCAGCTTCCTTTAGTGTTTCCTTACCTTGTGTTTTGAGTATCCCCTTAAAGGAAGCTGCTATGATAGCTCTAGCGGAAGCTGTTGCCGCTGACTTAGCCCCAAAGTATGCCGCGCCCACGGCGGCAGATCCCCCCGCTGTGGGGACAGTAGCTAAAGCTAGTCCTGCTGTGATAATGGCATCACCAACCAGAGGGCCAATTGCCTCCATAAAATCCTGCCCCGCCCCCATCTCCATCCCAAAGACTGCTGCTACCGAACGAGCGTGGGCGTTGTTCTCTTGAATACTTATAAGCCCCTCTTGGCCCCACTCAGATTCGAAAGCTGCCGCTACGCCATAAGCAATAGAGGTGAAGCCCTCCTTGATACTGCTCCCCACACCCGAAGCCCTGTGCCAGAACGCACTGAAGTCATGGGTCTGTGCAAAATTTTCTAATATCGCAGTATTGGATAAGCCATTCTGCGCTCCGCTTATTAACGCTGCTGACCAGTCGTCTGCGTAATCTTCATCACCACGCAAAAGTTTGTTGGTCTGTTGGAAGTTTGCTTCGACGGATAGCTTCCGTTGAACTTCCGCAAATTGTTGCTCTCCCTCTGAAGCCCCCGATTGGACTAGGGCTTGACGAAACTTTTCGGGGAAGAGTGATAGCTCTTGCGCAACCAAAGCTCCACTGTATCTCGTCCTGTGGACGTTTTGTCCAAGCTCATCTTCATCGTCTGAATACCGCAAGAAGGGTTTAACATTCTCCGCACCAAGATTATACTCACTCCCATGATATGCATACGCGACAGTCATGTCGTGGATAACGTCATCCAATACATCATCGCTAAATCCTGTTTTCTCCCCCAAATCTCGCATTAAGTCCAACCGTGCTTTCTCATGCTCCTCTGCGTAGTGGTCACGAAAAAGGGCGGTGCGCTCCTTGCGCAGAAGTTCACCCATTGTTTTCTCATCCCCTACAAGGCCATTCCATGAGATCCTAATCCCACGAAAGAAAGTGGAAAACCCATCAGATATTGAGTGATTGATTTTATCCCCCCAGTCCCAAGTGGTTCTGTCCCCATACTCTTTTGCCAGTCCCCACATTCTGGCACGGAGTCGTTCAGACTTAGGGTCACCTGATGCTATAATATTTTCGACTTCGACCTGAGCGAGTTGTCTCCGCTGCACTTCATAGCGCATTAAGTCATCGGCATGTCCGATACGCTCACGCTTGTGGCGCAAATTAAATAGGTGTTGGGGGCGGACTCCAAATTTTTCGGACTCTATAAGAACTTCGGACTCGGTCATTCCTTCAGGAATGTTCCCACCAAGGAAAATTTCATTCCCCTTTTCATCTTCGTAAACAGCCGCGAGGAGTCCCCCTCTTTTCCACAGTTCTAGATACGACTTCTCAGTGGACTTCCGCACAATTTCAGAGACCTCTGCAATTTCCTCCGCGTCATGCTCGCTCCCAACTTTACTCGCCGCAGAAAACCCTGATAGTTTAAGCATATCCCCGTGTGTGAGAGTCGGGTCGGGGATGTCCCCACCCAATATGCTTTCAACAGATGTGAGGAGGTCGGGCTTATCTAATGAATTAAGCTTTGTGTTAACCGCTTCTTCGTTGTCTTGCGTTAGAAGACCGTCTCGAATTAAAGCTTGCCCAAGGTTATAAGATAGCTGCTTTTCTACTACCTCATCATACTTACCAGCCGTTAAAGCTTCCTTCCTTACATCCTTAATATACCTGCCGTAGCTCTCAACCTCATCTTCAAATACATTATCAACTATCCATTGATCGTAAGGGGTTTCAACGAATGGAGTGGTGGCGGTGGTGGTAAGGTTGCTTGGATCTGGCATAGCAGAAGCGGTTATGTATTTTTAAGTGTATCTATAAAGTAAATTATTGGGCGTATTTGCGAATCGCAGCGGCACGTATCTCCTCAATTTCTTTGGAGAGTTTATCCATTTGTGCTTGTGATTGAAGCATGTCAGCTCGTTCGTCCCCTTGACTCTCTTGCACTTCGACCGCAGAAATGGGCTTCTTCCTGCCAACGCTTGATCCGCTTCCACCTGCCTCTGCTGCTCGTATACTTGAGCTGGCCGAACTGCGGGCTTTGGAGCGCAATTCCATGACCAACTTATGGGCGTCTGCCAAAGACACTCTACCCAACTTAGTTCCACCCCCCAAATTAAGTCCCTCTAGCTGGTTCTTCTGCCAAGTCGTTTGGGCATCCGCGCTGATTGGTTGCTCGACTGCCGCTTTGCCCTCTGTCTTAATCACCATCTCTGTCGTAGGGGTGTTTTCTCCGATCTGATCCAAGTATTTTGCAATGTCATCTAGCTCTTTCAACCTATCAGTCATGCTCGTCCGCACACCAGCCCTTCGTTCTTTTTCATGTTCAGCTCCGGCTGTGGCTTGTGCTCCCTTTAATCTTCTTTGTGCATCATCATATTTAGTTTTATTCAATACAGCTAAATCAGATTCCACTTTGGTGACCGTGCCGTCCGCATTGATGCTCGCGTCAAATTGTTCAGGAGTCATCCCGCCAACTTGCGCAATCTGGTATAGACTGCCTTTGTCTTTATCAAAGCTGGCTTTCTTAGCTGCCTGTGCCTTCAACGAATCATTCATTGCGGCGTATACTAACTTCGCAGCAGCACTCTTGTTAAGGATATGGGGGTTGTTCATCCCATACACAGCAACCGCCTGTTGTTTCGCAAAGATATCTGTATCAGACCTATCGATTTCACTTAGGTCTTGAGTGACTTGGGCTACCTTGTCAGCGTTATCTATTTCTTCTTTGGCCTCACGTTTCTTTTCCGTAAGTTCAAACATGGTAGTCTCATAAGCTAAGTCAGCATTCCTGTCTTGTCTTAGCTGCGAGTGCATCTTCATCATCAGGTTAAGATGAGGTGCCATCCTCGCGTCTTCAAGAGACCCAAGGTAATCGGACTCAGTGCGGGTGAGTCCGTGTCTATTTCTCAGTGGCGCGAGATCCCGATCAAATCCAAATTCGTCGGTGTTCGTATTTGTAGTGGCCATTAAATTCTAAATGAGGTGTTTGGCATAAAGTCTGGGTCAGCTTGGAACTTCTTCTCCATGCGGGACATGAGCAAATTATGTAACCTTTTGTTGGTCTCCCGTGCACTCGCAACCCGTGCAGACTGGTCTGCTTGTTCTGCTCTATAAGCTGGGCCAGCAATAGATGGTGCGTCCCCCTCTGGTGAATCTGCCCACGCAGCAGCTTGACGTTCCGCTGCCTTCGGGAACCCTGCCTTCCGCAACATCCTAGCTTTTCTAAGCCCGTCGCGGCGTGTGTGTAGCTTGCGCCTTCTCTGGCTAAGGGGGCGCGAATCAATCTTACTATCCCAATATGCGTCCCTATCTTTATCGGCCTTGAATTTATCTTGTTGCTCACCCTCTACCTTATCAAAGATGTCTGCGTCAATCCCCATATCGTCTACCCCCATAGCTTTTAGATTGCTAATTTCCCCAGCACGTTCTTTGTCGTCTCCAATTGATTGGGCATCATATAATTTCGCATGCAACCCAACACGTTTCTGGAGTTGTTCTTTAGCCTCTCTGCCTTCTCTTTGATATTTTTCCCCCGCTTCGCGCTTCGCTTGCTCCGCCATGAGGTAAGGACTCCTCTTCATAAGACCCTGAATGGCCTGTGCCCCCAGTGTTAGGTTATCCTCATCAAGTTTTTTCCTACGCTTAAACGCATTTACGGCTAAAGTCAGTCCGTATTTATTAGTGTCGTCGTCGGTTGCTGCTGGGTAAATACTCCACGGGTCGGGTGCTGAAGATCGTGCTGCCATATCTTAAATTATACTATTTGAATTAACAAAAGTCAATCGACTAGGGTGGTTTCAGCATTCTGCAATGCGCCCCCTAGAGATTTTATGGATCTCCTCTGTCTTGGGAACTCTCCCCCATTATCTTCAGGGGGGTCTACGGCAACTAAACCCAACCGTTGTCGGGCGCAATCTAAAGCCAAAAAGGCTGCGTCAGCAAGGTCGGGGCTTTTGCCAAAGCGGGCTTTAAACTCTGGCTTTGACTCTATTTTCATACGTAAAGTAGTTCCCTTTACCATGTCATAGTTTCTTCCTGTTATTTCCTGTGCCAAATCTCCATTGATCCCAAAGATTTGACGAGTCCTCATAAGCTCCTTCCCGACAAACCATAACTCAGAAACCCTGTTAATGTATAACTCAGTCCCAATTAAACTACTGTTTGCACTTACCCGCTTGTCACTAGCCTTGCCCCCAAACGAAATCCTCATAAACCTATTTGACCACTCACCCGCAAGAACATCACAGAAAGGGGCACCAGCTCCAGTGGCATCAACACTCACATTTTCTGGTGGGATTTTAAGCCTCTCACACCTCTCCTTAATTTGCCGAACTATTTGGTATGTCCTTGGGACAGCTTTGTTTGTCGCATCATCATTGAGATGTATGGCGTCTCCGAACTCAATGACGTATTGACCTAGTTTATCGTATCCGCACTTGGCGGTATACATTATTGTTCTGTCCCCACCATTAGTGAAAGCGGGGTCAATGCCACAGAGGTTGAGGGGGGTGCTCTGCCACTCCACAGAATTCAAAGCCCCACTCGTTGTCAGTTCGTTTTCCGAATAGATGCCCGTTGTCTCATCACTATCAAAAAACACAGCGCGAACCATCCGCATATACCCACGGCTTTCTACGCCAAGTAGTGCTTTGTCTTCATTTAATTTTTCCTGTGTGGGGAGCCACGGGTAAATAGTTTCCCCCGCCAATATGTTGGGGGAGCGTTCCCCATCCAACCGTAAATACTTGCCACGCCATTTAGTCGTCCATTCATCTGCGATGTTGGTATCTACACTGTCCCACCCATCTTTGGGGGTAGCCCAGACTCCGAAAGCATCAAAGCGGCTATTGGGGTTAGACATACCAATCATTTGAAATGAGGGGTTCTTACTCAAATTCGTAAGACCTGCGTTAAGAATGGCCTCGGACAATTCCGATAGCTCATCCCCAATAAGAATCACCCTCTTTTGCTTGATGCCAATGAACTTACCTACTGCTTCTTTGGTCTTGCTCTTTTCTGCGGAGATCAAAGAAATTCCCGCTCGCTCTATCAAAATACCTTTCTCGTTTACATAAGAAGCATTTCCTATTGAATCCCGAATCTTGATTGGTGCATCATCAATCACGGACAACAAAGACATAACGCTGCCCCAAATACGCTTGCGAGCTTCGCGAAGCGTGGTGGATGTCATAAGAACAAGGGTATCCTGTGGCTTACTCAACCAGTTAATAATTCCCCATGCAGCCATCGTGTGACTCTTTCCCGATGAGGCACTCCCCCCTATTGCCAAGTATTTATTTTCAAGGGCAGCCCTAATCATTAATTCAGCCCAAGGATGTTTGACCATTAATTTTTCGGGGAGATCATCTCTGTTCCACAGCTCATCACACAATCTCCAAAAATAATATTCCCTAATGGCGGCACCTTCATGGTGTGCAAAACCATATAAAAGTGCAGTCAATAAACTCGTAGGAGGTATTTGAAAACCACCAACATCCATCCGTTTTGTTTTTGGATCGATTCTTGGTTCTAGTAACTGCTTGCTCCTCTCAACCTTTAAAGCCATATTTTAATAACAATAAAGCTTTTAACATGGGTATCAATTCGAAAGACGAAATTCAAGAACGTGCGGTCGCATTATATCACGCAGACTGGAAGACCACGGCCATAGCTAAAGAACTAGGGGTTCATTCAGGAACAGTTCGCAGGTGGTTCAAAAAGAGAGGAATGCCCGCGAGGAAGAATGGACTCGTTATGTCGGATAAAGCACAAGAAATCGACACATCAACAGAACCTGTCGAAGAGAACCTAGAGAACATGACAGACGAAGCAGTTATGCGAGCGAAGCACGACGCAAGAATTGCTGAAGAGAAGTCCATGATGGAAATCGCGGAATGCCAAACCTCCCCTGCGGACAAATACCAACACTACATTGCGGCGGCGGGGATTCGCCTGTTGCGGGATCACATGAAGAACCTAAAAGGCCCAAAAACAGTGCGCGAACTATCTGAGTTAGACCAACTTATCCGAAGAAACCTCGGCCTTAATTCTAAGACGGGCGGGGGCAGTGCTAGTAAAATGCAGATAGATATCTCTATCTTGAATAACAGGAAAGCAGATAGGGGCGGGGGAGCAGTAATAGACATTGAATCAAATGATAAGTAACTTCGAAGATTTCTCTTGGGATTATAACCCCCTAAAAGATCCTTACGTCAAAAGGTCTAAAGATCCGTGCTTGTCACCTAGTGATGAAGCCAGCTATGCGGAAGTAATTTTCTTCAATCAACTGGAAGAGGCACTGGTTGGGGTAGTTGAACACGCCGGCAATCCACCCACAGCTTGTTATAGTAGTTCCAAATCATTAGCTATCCTCCAAGACATTCACGGACTAACCCCCGACGCCGCCCGCATGGCACTGAGCCAATTGATAGATGCGGACTTGGGGCCATCATCCCCTTGTTTTTTGGACACCAGTATTGTTGAAGACTAATGATCTTGTTTCGGAACAAAGAATTAATACGCGACCCTAAAGTTTTAATACGTGTTCAAGGGAAAGGAAAAAATGATTTTACGTTTATCACAAAACAACTTGAGGGTGATTTCTACAGAGTCACCCCAAGTAATATAAAAGAGATTGCGTTCATACAGAGCTTGAAGAAGAATGTGTTTGTGTATGTCCCAGCGGAGGGGGATGGACTTATTATTACACTTAACTTATTTTGATTGTAGGTATTGATAATGGCCTCGACGGAGGCTTGTGCGCTATAGCCAAGTTTGATGGCAGCGTTATAGACAAGATTGTCATGCCCACTAAGTGGGTGTGCAAGAAACGAGAAGTGGACACGGTTGTAATCAAGCAATGGCTGTTACAGCTCAACACACCATTTGTCCTCGCTGTCGAAGAACCCTTGGCCCACGCAAAAAGCTCTCAGGCTGTTCGATCAATGGCCTTGAGTTTTGGGAAAATTGTTGGGATGGCAGAAACCAACGACTACGAAACCTTTAGAATCTCTGTCCACAAATGGCAGAAGGTGATGCTGGGGTTCAGGGCAAAGGGGACGACCAAGCAAACAGCTCTGATTAGAGCGGAGGCGATTGCTCCCCAAGAAAGCTGGATCAAAAATAAAAGGTGCCGCAAGGCTCACGACGGCATGGTGGATGCCTTCCTAATTGCCCGCTATTTGTGGGGATTGAAAAAACTTGAACAAAGCCTTTGACCCCAAGATCGGGCTGTGGCAAAGTTCCCGCATGTTACCCCATCCCCACTCAGACAGAGGCCACGCAGAATTTTCCCCAAGCAGCTTAAAATACTGCGCCGGATGCTCAGGGTATAAGGGCAGAGAGGGTTCCAATGCTGCGGCTGAGATGGGCACTCGTATTCACGAAGCCATCGAAATTACCGACCCATCCAGTTTACAGAGCGAGGAAGAGGTTTCAATCTACCAAGAGATCATCGCAGATCAGGCAGAGTATCTGATGAACTACGATGGTAAAAGACTCACGGAGAGCCATGCAGAAATCATACTGGACGTAGACTTGAGGGGGACATCAACATACGGGACATGTGATTTTCTAAATGTGTATGGGGATACCGAGGGGGTGTTGATTGACTACAAGACGGGAATCTCAGTCATCGACACCCCCAATAATAACTGGCAAGCCAAAGCTTACACAGTCGGCTGCTTCCAAAAGTTTCCTAAGCTGGAGACTATTGATTTTGTTTTCTTTGTCCCGCAAAGGAATGAGATCCTCTCCCATGTTTTTCACAGGAGTGACCTAGAAGATCTCATTGATGATTTGTCTACGGTAATCTTAGCTGCGGAGAAGGTGCGGCCTAAGTGGGATGGGGGAACCCCCGATCTTTCAGAGCTTACCCCGACTGTTAATTGTAGGTTTTGCAAATTCGAAGGAGTATGCCCAGCGTTGGGTGGACTTGTTGTTGAGGTTGCCAAGAAGATAAACCCACAGTTGCCCGATGTTGATATTGATTCTGTGGAAGACCCAGAAGTAGTTGAACAACTTTGGGCTATCGCAAAAATAGTTACGAACTGGGCAGACGGCTTCAAGAAACATGCCGTTGCATTAGCTGAAGGTGGAGTTGAATTTCCCAACCTGCGCCTCAAGAAGACGGCTGGTAGGAGGATGGTGACAGACCACAAAACATTTATGAAGATAGCGGAAGAGTATGGTGTTGACGCACATACTGTTCTAAAGCATGTAAGTTTACCCATTGCTAAGATTGCAAAAGCTGTGGGTGATAAGGCAGAAAAAGGTAGTAAGAGGCAACGTGCTGATGAATTTATCGAGTCCTGTGAGGCATCAGGGATCGTAGAAAAATCTCCCCAACGGCGCACATTGTCGTAGGGACAACTAAAAATAAGAAACAAGAAACAAGAAACAATGAGTAATAAAACTGAGCTTGCTAAAGCTCCAATGAGTAGCCTGACTACATCCGCAATTTCGGATACGTTAGATCAATCCGACATTGACATCCCGCGTGTCAATGTGGTTCAGAAAACCAGTGACATCACTGGGCCTGACGGCAAGCCCGCACCATACGGGTCACTTGTCCTCGACAAGAGGCACATTTTGACTGACCCCGAAGTAGCCATTCAAGTGGTTCCGCTTAGTGCCATAAAAGCATGGAGGGAAGATGTTCCTTTCGACGCTGATGATATCCCGCGTATTGCGAACACATCAGAGGAGAAGCACCAACTTGGAATAGACTCCGACTATCCGGTTCTTGAGTTCGCAGAGATTACTCTGCTGTTCAAAGGGAGTGATGATGTGGAAACATTTCCCTTTCCATTGGGGAAAAGTAACTACGCGCTTGGCCGTATCAATGTTGCGAAGGATGCCTACAGGCAGACCTTCAAAAGGTTGGCCACTTTCGCAGTGTTCAACAAGACCACCCCAATTCACAAGAGGCTCTGGAACTTCCAATCTACTGCGATTACTCGCGGTAAATATAGCTGGTTCGCTCCCTCTCTTACTATTACTAACGAAGAGCCTAGCAAGGAAGTTATGGAATTCATTGAAGGGTATCTCGCGTAATGGCTTCTG